GTTTGATCAAACTCCGGAAACTGTCCAGCAGATTCCGCTGACGCAGTAATAACATCTTTATGAAACCATCTATTGTATCTTGACCACGGATTTCGATCCGGGCTAGATCTGTTGATTACAATATAATCTTTTTCTTTAGGAGTATTTGTAATAGTACTAAATGGATCTAGGTCAAACGGGTTATCATCAAATAACAATGCAGTTTCTTCAGTGTATGTTCCACTAATTTCTAAATCAACTTCTGATACTAGTTTAATTGTAGTACCTACACCTTCAACATACCAATAGCCGCTACTGTAAATTTCTGGAGATACATTACCTGAGAAAAATAGTTTCATTCCATTAGACAATGCTGTTCCTGTAGACAATGTATAGGATTTTTTACCTAATATATCAGCGCCTACATTAAGGAAAGTGTTTTCATCAATATCTTTAATCTGAAACGTTCCGCCTGTATTAGCATCTGCTTCATTTACATAATACAGTACATCAGGAGTGTCTATACCTACTACAAAAGTAAGTGTTCCTTGTTCAGTCCCGTTGCCAGTTACACCTTCGGTAAATCTGTCAAGTGTTCCTGCAACTCGTTGTGTTTTAATAGCAAACGGATTGTGTAACGCATCTATGTCAAATTTATAAGTTTGACCTCTAAACAATGTAATTGTAGGATTTCTAGTTAGGCCGTCGGGAGTAAAAAGATAAGCATAGTTGTCACCGTTATCTTCTGCAACAACAGTAAATGTACTTTCAATTGCTAGTTGTTGTCCTGCAACTTCAATAGGTGTTGGGCCGTACGGTAACCAATAGTACTGCTGAAAGTTAACAAACTTATCCCAGTCAATATTTGGGTTCCACGCATAAAATTCTTGTTTGTTTAATCGTTCGTGGTTGTCAACATTTCCGCCAAATACTTTTACGTGATTAATGTGATCAATGTAGTCTTTAAAAAAGTTAACGTTACCTAAGTAATCTTGAATTACTGCTGCAGGTTCTAATTGATAGTTTTGTCGTGTAGTGTCTGATGCTCGAATAAAAACATCAGAAGCAACTACTGACTTAGCATTTTGTCTGCCAATATATCCACTTACTTTTTTTACTGTACCAGGTTGAACTAACTGATCTAATGTAGCAGAAAAGAATTTCTTATTGCTGTCTGTTTTATAGAATCTAGGTAACAGATCCGAAGTTTTCCTAGAATTGTTGTTACCAGGAACGGGTAATGCTGATTCAGATTGATTGTTAGTTGCCATCAGTTACTTCCACTTGTTATACTTTGTTGACTTGTTGTTGTTTCTGCAATAGTAATATTACCGGATGATTTTAATTTACTTGCCGTTACTGCACTAATAATTTCAATGTCATCTATTGTTGCGCCATTTATAAAAATCTGATCTTTTTCAGACCTAATCTCGTATAAACTACCAAATGTTAGATCGCTCTTTTTAGGTACTACTAAGAAGTTAACTATGTTCGGAGCAATTCTATTCATTACATAAGTTAATAATTCACTAAAATAAAAATTATCCCCAAACTCCCAATTTTCAATGCTAAAAAATTCACTTATTGCAGATAATACTCTTGACTTAACATCATTATCACTGATAACAATTTCTGAATTTTTTACTACTTTAAAAGTAGCTTGTACATCAATAGTAGATGTTGGTCCAAATAATACTTTATACTTTGCCGGGTGATAAACAATTTCATCACTTATTGATTTGATCTTGTTAAGATCAGGTGACAATAAGTTGTATAATGCATCACTACTAGGTGGTAAAGGTTGCACTGCTCTAGATCCGTTTAACCATTCTCTGTATTGTCTATCATATTGTTTGGTTAATACAAAGATATCAACTAGATTAGTTAATCCTGGATCAATTCTAGATTCGTAATCGGCATTGTGAATGTACTGAAACTTTAAATTTGATCTTCCAACATATACTTTATAATTTAAAGACGGTGTAAAAGTTCCAGTTGTTGAGCTGTAAACTTTAACAACATCTGTGTCAATAAAATAATAATATTGTCCGTTAACGCCAGTAACTGGCTGTGTGGATAATATTATAACAGTATCTGTTGAATTATCTATCCAACGATAATCTTCTTGTTGTTGTTCAATAATATACAATTCTTGAACAACATATTTTGAAGTAGGGTTAGTTAACGGCGCAACTATTTCTAAGAAAATATCAGGATTATCTACAACACTATCGTCGTCTGTATCACTAAATGATATTTGAATTTTTTTAGTATCTACATATCCATCTAATCCAGTGTATTCTTCGGTAATTTCCCAATCTCTATCATAGGTAAATGGGATAGTATCGTCGGGTACTGGATTAATACTTAAGACTTTTATCTTGTCTTTTTCTACAGTATTAGTTCTAGTATCATAAATTTTATCGCTAGCATCAAAGAAGAATCGTACTTGCGTATCGCTTTCAAATATATAACGTAACAATCTAAACTGAACAGTATAATATTCAGTATCTGTTGTAAACAATACTAGCCAACTAGAATCTAATTGTTGATTAGAATTGTCGCCTTGCTTGCCTAAACTAAAATCAGAAGAAGTATTAAGGTTAACCTCAAAAATAATTTTCCAATTACGATCTTCAACATCGTAACGAAGGCCAAACGGTTTATTAGCGAACATTAGATCGATCATTGTCGATACTGTATTAGTATCGAATGTTGTTCTCCATGCTGGGATTATTTCAGCAAGCAATGCTCCGCTAGGAACTATGTCATTAAAAATGATAGTCCCAGACCCGTCAATTAATACTCCGGTACCGTTGTTAGTACCGTCTCCGGCTACTGAAATTACCTTAGTCCAAATATATCGACTAGCATTTTTTGCAGTACCGTCACCAGTTGTAAGTACATTGTTATTGCTTTTATCAAAATATTTTCCAGTAGGTGTAACAAATTTAACTAGGGCACCACTGGTGACAAATCTTAAAAGTGTAGTTGAAAAAGTTCCAACTTTATACGGAGTAGACGGATCAGGAGTTGTACCGCCAATGTAGCCTGTGCATTGATTTATATCAGTTGTTTTATTGTAAAAAGACACATTCAAAGAATCCGTAGCAATAGCAATAAATTTAGTGTAATAGTAATCTCTTAATGATGTACTTTTTAAATACTCAGTAAGTTGATTATAGATCATTGCTTCAATATCTGTTCTTGTTGTGTAACTAAATCTAAAACTATCAGTAAATTCTTCTCTATACAACACGCCGTCGTCTGCAAAGAGATTAGTTTTACTGTACTTGCCAGTTGGGTCTACAAGATCAAAGTACCGACTAATGCCGCTAGCTGATCGATTAACTGCTTTAACTTTTACAACTTCTTGGCTGACACTTAATGGACTAATATTATAGTCTTCGCCCGTGATCATACGATTTTGTGTATAATAGGTTGCCGGTGCTCTAGATTTAATGTTTGCGTTTGATTCAGCTTCAACAGAATTACTAACTGAAGATTGTAAACTAAGAGTAACAGATAATGTTTCTAACTGATTTAAATTAGAAACATATGGGATTTCTATAGAAACATTTTTAATGTCTTTAGGATTAACAATATAACTTGTTCCGTTACTCACACGATAATATGATCTAAATGTGCCTAACGGTAAGTTACCAAAAGTTCCGTCGCTGAAAGATAAAGTTACTCTATCGCCAGCACGAGTGATAACACTATAGATGTTTCTTATCGACTTGTTAAGGCTATTGTAAATTGTATTATTTCCCTCTAAGGAAGAAATAGGAGCCCAATATTCTGACTCTAATCCGTTCTGATCAAGTCTATATAACCACACATCTGAGTTATTAATGTTGGTTGCATCAATATCAACTGTTTCATTAGTTGATGGTTGTGTAATAGAAAATGTTCCTTGATTTAATATACCTTGTCTAAAATGTATAAAGAAACCAGTGTTAGTGCTGCCGTTACCTCGACCGTCATTTCTATATAGGAACGCCAGTCGATTACCAATTGATGGTGCTTCTTCATATATCTCGTCGGCACCTTTAAACACTGTAGAAACAATTTCAAAAGGTAAATTTTTTCCGTCTACTGTTTTAGAAAAACTGTAAATTGGAACATCAGTGTTACTGCTTTGGAATCTATATTGTTCTGTAGGAATTCCAAAAATTTCATTTTTGTCGTCAGGATTACCGAACTGTCTAGTTGCGGGCAATGCTGAATTAAGAATTTTTACAAATTGATCGTACCAGTTGGTATTTGCTGGATCATTCCATGTAACTACCTGGCCTGATAAGTTTCGTCCGTTAGAATCGTAAACTGTTTGAGTGGTACTAACTGTGGTAAATTTTAATAAACCAGATGCTGCAACATTACGCTTTGCATTGTAACTTAATAGTCTTGCCAGTCGTAATATGCTTTCTCTACGCTCTGCTAGTTCTAAAAAGTTATCTCTTGCATTTAAATCAATGCGGAAACTAATACTTTGTCCAAGAAAAGCAATAAGATCAATAAGAGCAAGGTATTCGCTAGATTCAATGTAGTCATTAAAATCTTCAGGATAATTTTCCCTGATATAATTGATCATTACTCTACGTAAATTTTCAAAGTCGTAGCTTTGGAAGTCTGCATTTCGGAAACTTTGATAGACTCGTTTCCAGTCTTCTGCTACTAATAATCTATTTTGTCTGTCGGTTGCTGACATACCTTATTCCCATTTATAAGGTATTTATCGATTAAAATTATGTGGGTAGTTTATTAAACTAGCAGTAAACCGTTGTCTTGATCAAATCTTAATTGAATTGATTCTTGAATGTTGTAGGGATAGTATACCAAGGTACATTCTATTTGTATACCGCTTTCGTAACTGGTTACAATAACTTGATCAGCACGTATTCTAGGATCATAATTTACAATTGTTTCTACATTTTTTGTAATAACTGATCGTAGTTCGTCGGTTAACGGATCAAACAATATGTCCCATATAATAGTTCCAAACTCTGGTTGCTCTAGTCTTTCGCCTAGTCGTATATGAAAGTGATTTAACAAATCTTGTTTAATCAGTTCTAAATCGTAGAGCGCAAAACTGTTAGACGTAGACGCAACTGTGCTAAAACCTTTATAAGTTCTAGTACCCGGAATTGATTCAGAAGTGTTTGCACTTTTTAAAACAATCTTATCATATAATCTTTGGCTAGCTGTCATAGTTGTATTTACCCGTTAAATGTAAGGGTCTGCATCCTGCTCTTCAGGTCCTTTTATTTTTTCAAATGTATCAGTCTCTGTAGTATACTCTTTCCATCGTGTTCCAGCAAAACTCATCGTAGTAGTTGACGAAGTGTGTCTTCCTTCAGCGTCTCTATCAGTTATATCAGGTTTAACTTTCAACGGGTCTAAATTTTCATGCTGCGGATACGGTTCTGCTGTAGGTACACGTCTTAGAATTGATACTATTTCAGTTAGGTCTGCACCAGGACTAGCAACATCTGGTAGATTATGTGTTTTTAAAACTTGTGCCTTTGGTGCTGTAGCTGCTGCCGGTCCGTTCATATGAATCGCCGGTGCAGTTTCTACAATGTTTCCGCCTGCTTTAGTATGATTAGCCCCGCTGGATGTATTATAGATATGTCCCCCGGCATTAACATCTAAATCCTTGCTTAGGCTTATTTTGCCGTTTCTTCCTACTATTACATTCCAGTCTAAACCAGTTTCTAACTGCATCTCTTCACCGGCTTTAATATTAACATTACGCTTTGCTTCAATATTAATATCTCTGTCTGCATAAAAATTAAAATCTTTTTTAGTTCTAATATTAATGCTATCGTTGGCAAAAATATCTATTTTGCCATCACTAGTCAGCTCTATCCAAGTAGTTCCCTTACTGTTACCAATATAGATTAAATCTTCACTGTTATGTAACAAAATTTGATGACCAGTACGGGTACGCAATCTGATTAATTCATTGTGCGGAATAT